ACTATCTTTGTAGGCTCTACAAACGCAACCCCAGGTACTGAGTTAATAGCAGATGTAATATCGTTAACTGTTACTCGATCAGCAAAGATTACGTTATCAAATTGAAATAGCGTATCTAGCTTAGCTGTAACCTCAGATAGGACAAGGCTTTGCTTGTATTGAGGCAATACAGTGATATCCGCATCAATGAGTGTGTTTACGTACGAAGGTGGTTGAAAAGTAATTGTTGTGTTAGCTGGGATCTTGTTGTTTAGATAAGCTCTCAAGCTTGTCACTGTATTGTTAAATACGTTTGATGGGGTTACTCCATCTCCCGTTACACCTTTATCTCCAAATGGAGCAAAGTAAACAGTCACACTTGTGTATACGTCTGCAATAGCTACAGCCTTAGCCGCTCCACCCTTAATACAGAGGTTAGCGTAATCAGAAAGTGACACAGCTCTTTCTAGTGTGCGTAAGCTCAAAGGAGCGTTTACACGGATTGCGTCGGTAGATTCAAAGTCTCCACCGCCAGAAGCCGCACCAGAATCTGAAGCACTGATGAACTGGTTAAGTACGCTGAGTCCAGACACACCGTTAGTAAGAATAAACTTAATAGTGTTAACACCAACGTTTCCAGAAGCTCCTCCACCAATACGGTAGGTAGCTGTAATTTGAGCATTTACCGGTGGAATACGTCCGCTGACATTATCTCCAAACACAACAAAAGTAATACCTTGAGCGTTTGTGTATGTGCTAAAAACAGGATCGTAGTTCTGGTAGTCAATTAGGTACGGTTCCTGGGTATAGGTAATCCCGTTAACAGTTAGCGTAACGCTCTTTTCAATTACAGGAGTTTTTGAAAGCTTAAATACTTGACTAGACTCTCCGTTAGAGGTTCCAATTACTTCGTTAGCTACAGTTGTTCCCTGGTTTGCGGTTACAGTAATAGATCCTGTAGCCGGTACGGTTACCGCGGTAGCTGTCTCAAATACAATTTGCTGTGAGCTGCTGCTGGTGACGTTTGTTGTAGCCACCTGAGTTAACGCTGGAACGACAATTGGGCTAGCCGTTGAGTTTTGAAATGTTACTGTTACTCGTGAGGCTGTGTTATTAGTTGCCTGGTAACCAAGAAGACGTGCTAGCTGAAGTACGCTATCGCGCTGGCTTGCAGTGCTGATAAACGACTCATTTGCGGCGCGGTCAATGTAGTAATGCAGTTGGTCACCCATGTAAGCAAACGCTTCAAGAACGGTCATACCAAAATCTGCTGGGTCGCGGTTTGTCCAGTTAGGGGCAAAATTAGGGATAAGAGAGACTAGGTCTTCCCGAATGGAGGTGTAGTCCCTAGAGGTATAGTCAATCTGTGGGACATACTTTTTAACGGCCACTTCGTCCATTTCCTTCCACTATTAGCTCTCCGCTTCTGGAGAACAATCCGGTCTTGATCTTTACGCTTTGTTGGGTGTCTTTATCATTATAACGGTAATAGACCTCAATAACTATGTTTCCATCAACCGGATCTACCTGCCCTCTTACATTTTGAAGAGACAAAGCAGGTAAAAACTTTGAAAAAGCTCCACCGATAGTCTGTTGGATAAGGCTTATGGAGTCATTAACATTTTCAAAAACCGTAGCGGCAACGCTAGTGCCAAAGGTAGGGCGCATGATGCGTTCATTGAGGCTAGTCATGCAGACCAGTACTACCCGGTCTTGCCAGATCTTCTTTTCGTCAGATGTAAAAGCCACTGACCCATAGCTATCAAAAGCAAAGGGTAGTGTTATTGCTGTCTGGTATGCCATTATTTAATCTCTCCTATCCATATTGGGAAATTAGGATCTCCCGCTAAGTACATAACTGCAACTTTTTTACCAACCGTTATTACAGAAGCCGTTGTTGTAAGAGCCCAATTAGTTTCTTCAAACCCAGTTACTTGAGGAACTCTAAGTTTTGCCCGGTATCTACTTTCTGGGTCGGCATTATCTACAACAATACCTTCGTACACACCATAAAAACGCTTGTCAAAGCTCATCGCGCCCTCATTCTTTCTAAACGTTCTACAACAAATTGCTCTGTAACAGGTTCATCAACAATTGGATCTAGGGACCTAATACCTGTCACCCAACGAGCTGGAGAGGTGTCTCTGTTATTGATATTTGGCTTAGCTCTGTTCTCGATAGCCCCAAAGCTCCCGCGCTCTGTTGCATTTACTGGCACTGTAATCCGGTTTAAATAGGTTACAGGGCGGACTTTAGTTTGGCGAACACCGTACAGTAACTTTCTTATAGGGCGAGCCGGAGGTTTTGTAATTTCCCTGCTGTCTGGCCCAATTGAAGTTTCTCCAAGTGAATCAGTTCCAACATGCAAGATGGTCGTATAACGATGGCGGTTAAGTTCTTCTTCAATAATCTTGTGCTCTACTTTTAAGATAGTCCAAAAACCAGAGTAGTTTGAGCCAATACCGTTTAAATAGACAGGCATATCTGGTTGTAAAGATGCTGATCCAAGAACCTCAGCTACAGCTCTATAAGGGAAAGAGCCACGAAGATCAGAGGCTTCTGACTCATATTTAGCTATTTCTGGGGTATTAGCTACGGTGTCTGTTAAGAAAGAATCAAAAAACTCAGATTGCTCTTTTGCTCTTGCAGAGGCTTCTCTTTTTTGTTGAGTAAATGACATAGGAGTATTTGTAAAGGTGTCAACACCCCTTGCAGCTGGAGCAGATTTAATATTTCCGTCATAATCAATATCTTCACCAATAATTGGTCTAAATGAGTACATGGTAGATCCGGCAGAATCATTTGCCTGACGCATAGTAAAAGTTTTAGCTTCTTCTTTATAACGATAAAAATCTTCGTGCATTGGTTGAAAGTAAAGCTCTGTATTTGTAGCTCTAAGCGTATAGCCGGACTGCTTTGCTAACCTAACTAAAAGCTCCCAATCGGTATGTCCAGCTTGAGCAATTTGCGAGTATACACGTGGGTGAGGTACCGCATAGCATGCAAAGTTGTACTTTTCTGCAATCTGTACCGCTACCTGGTCAGCTGTAATATCTTTATAAACTGTTTGACTTGGTTGGCGAAATGGATAAGAGGCTCCGATAACCACCATTTCAGTAAAGTTTTTACCAGGTGTGCGGTCGGGTTTAATATGGTGAATGTAGCCGTAGATGTCTTTCTTTTCAGTAACACCTGCAATTCTTACCTGTACTGGTGATCCTGGGTTAAGGATGTCGTACGACACATCCCAGTCTCTAAATTTCATTTTAATAATATCGTGCTTGTATTTTTCCTGAATGATTTCAGCAGAGTACACCGCGGTAGGGCCAAAATCAGTTTCAGGAAAAGACACACGTATAAAATTAAACATTAGGGATCCTCAAAATGGTTCCAGGAGTAATGTTTGTAAAGTCGACAATTTCAGGATTGTACTCAGGGATAAGCCACCAAGACTTTGGGTTCTGGTAGTACTTAGAAGCAATCTGGTCAAGGCGCTCGCCTTGCACATATTGGTGCTCCCAATAGCTCAAACGCCCAAGAGTTGAGAATGTGTAAAAAATAACAGGCTGTTCTGACTTAGTTGGTTTTGGGTTAAAAAAGTCAACAGTTGAGTACTCGTAACGAGATCCTTTAAAGATCATTATCCGGCTCCAATTCCCGTACCAGCGAAGCATTCAATTGAAAGGGTTACTGTAGTTCTCATAGGAATCATATCTTGTGTAAACATGTTGTGATTAATTGCAATATTTGACAACCAACCCACGTAAGACAGGTTGTTAAGTCGGTCTGGGCCAAGAGATATACCAAGAAGAGTAGGCTGTAGGTAACCAAGGTTTGCTGTGCGCTTACCCATCAAAGTTCCCCACTTTTCAACACCCATTCCAGAGCCATTAATTGCTCTAAATAAGTATTCAAGATCAGCCATAGTGCCTTGGCGCATCAAAGCTTCTAGTTGTTCACCAAAAGCTTGCTTTCCTTGCCCAGGGTAAGCAGCTGTGTAAAACTTTGAAAAATCGTTAAAGTCTTTAACTTTTGAAGACCTAATGCAAGCAAAGTCGTTAACTCTATCTAACAAGATATTAAAAGTAACTGTTTCTTGTCCCGGAAAAACACCAGAAACAACACGTAATGTGTCAGCAGCTGATGGGGTAATGTCCATGTTTCTAGCAACGTTAGTAGAGATTTCTGATGGGTTCCAAAGGAATTGAAAACCCCACTTTCGATCATCATTCTTAAGCTCTACGCCCTCTGTTGTTTTAGTTAATTCCTTAGTCGCTTCAGCAAGGCTTTCTACTTTTCCAGAGTCTGTATTAAACTTTTGAAGAGCAGAGGCTGAGTGCCAATACCAAATACGTCCACGGCGGGTGCCATGGAAGGACTCAGGGGTGCTAGTTTGGTTAAATATATCAGCGGCAAGGTATCCGGTTTTGTTATTTAAAAACCCAACATCTTTTGACTCCTGCTCAATTGGGCGAACAGGCAAGCTCCAGTCGTGTGGCGGCAAGTTAAACTTGTAGCCAATTGGGTCCGGAACACCTACTTCAATGTCATCGCCAGCACTCCCGCCAGCGCTAGTTTTATTTGCCGCTTGAGCGGTTTTATCTGTCTCTACTTTGTTGTTCTGCAAAGCACGTCGTTGAGCCTCTTCCTTGCTTACTGTCTCGTTTTGGAGTTGAGCAGTAGTAAGAGATAGCTGTTTTTGTTGACGGGCAATTGCCTCTTCATCGGTAGGCGTAGAACTAGCTGAAACAGCGGTGGCAAAGCCTCC